CAAAGAACCTAAAAGAGCGACATGACCAGCTGACAGAAGAACAAAACGAAAGGAAAGTAGAGCTTGAAAAGGAATCGGATGATAAAAAAGACCGGAAGCTAAAAAGAACTATAAAACGCAAAGGATGGACAAGATATGAGATGGAGACAGAGGAATTGTTGATAAGACTTCCTGAATGTGCACACGAGATCAGAAAAGAAGGAAATGCACAACACCACTGTGTAGCAACCTATATGGATCGAATGGTAGCTGGAGAAACTTGTATCCTGTTCATCCGAAAAAAAGAAGAACCGGATAAAAGCTATTATACCGTAGAAGTCCGAGACGATGAAGTAATACAGGTCCGTGGAAAATATAACGTAGCTCCATCGGAGGATGTAGAAGAATTCATGAAGATATTCAAGAAAAACTTAAGAAAAGTAGAAAGGAAGGCGAGCTAAATGGATTATGAAGTAAAGACGGTGATAGACAATATTGATGACATGACAGACATCATCAAAAACCAGTTAAATGATATAGCGGAAGGGTTCGCAAGCGTCGGCTATTACCTGAGAAAAACGGATGAGACCATGCTCTACAAGCAGAAAGGGTACAAAACAATCTACGAATACGCCAAAGATACATTCGGAATCGGCAGATCAACAGCCAGTAGATTCATGGAGATTAATCAAAAATACAGCAAGGATGGATATTCCCCGGAGATCGATCTGAAATGGTCCGGATACGGCAGCAGTAAACTCACAGAAATGCTGGGACTTCCGGAAGATGTACAGGAAGCAATCCCGGTGGATGCTACAGTAAGAGATATCCGGGAGGCAAAAGGAATCATCCGGGAAACCGAACACAACTATTCGGATCAGATGGAGCTGTGCGACATCGCACAGCCGGATCCGGCCGAAACAAACTGGCTGCAAGAATTTGCAAAGCACTATTTTTCAAAAGAAGACAGAGACGCATTTCAGAAAATGACGGATTGGCTCAGAAAAGATGAACCAGAAAAGGACATAACAGTCAGTATCCTGCTGATCATCAACCCGACAAAGTTCAAAATGATCCGGCTGGAGCGCGCCAATGTCATGTTGACGGTAGACAAGATCAAGGTAATGCCATACCGGAACCAAGGGGAACAGCAGGAATACACATACATAGATTTTGGAAGAGCCTTCGAGACACTGTTCTATCCGGCCGGAATGAGTACATCGATCAATGAAGCATACCAGAGCGTATACGGGAAACCGTATTATGAAGAGAAACCGGAACATCCAGCACCAAAAGTTGAAAAAGCACCGACAAAACCGGCAGAACCACAAACAAAACAGCCGGATCCACCGACAAAAAGCGAGAAATTACCGACAAAAGATGAAGAAAAACCAACTGAGACACCTGACACCACTACAGTACCTGCAGAAGCAGAAGAAAAAGAACCGGAAAAGACAGAAGAAACTCCGGAAGCAAAACCCGAGTTTCAACAGGAAAATACTGATGAAACTCAGATTCCGGGACAGACAGAATTAATCAAAGATTTCCCGGAATACTGCCCGCCGGATATGAATGCTCTGGAACAACAGAATCAATCAGAAGAAGTAAAGCCGGCATATGCTACAAGAAGATTATATATAGCGTCTGTCGATGCCGATACGGCAGCAGAATACATGGGAAAAGCCATGGAAAAGACTATCCGCAATATGCCGGGAGTAAGCTTCGGGGTATTGACGAAGGAATCATTCTGGAAGGAATTCTTCGAGACTGAAGTAGATAGAGAAGGGAATGAGATTGAATGTGTGAATTGATGTTCCCGAAGCCAACCAGGAAGAAAAAAAGAAAGCACCACCCAGCTCCGATCGCGGACACGGTAAAAGGAGAATGTTTTCTGTGCAGAATGGAAGGAATCCGCCGGCAGCAGTACACAGAAGAACATCATGTATTCTACGGTGGAGGATTAAGGCAGGTAAGCGAAGAACATGGCTTTAAAGTCTACCTGTGCCGAGATCACCACAAGGATGGTCCAAAGGCAGTTCATAATTGCCGTGAAACAAGAGAACGATTATGCAGGATTCTGCAAAGAAAATACGAGGAAACCCATACAAGAGAAGAATTCATGGCGCTTGGGATAAAGAATTATTTGGAGGATGAAGATGGTACTGATAATAGCCGGAATAATGCTAACGATGGCAATGTTAATAGCGATTAACATGTGCAGAGTTGGAGCAAGAGCAGACAAAATTGAAAGGCAGTATTGGGATGAAAGAAAGGATGAGACAAAGACGACAAATAGGGAGGGGTACGTAGAAGAGATACCGGATATCGCGTGCAGCGGGGACTCTTTTGCTGCGGAAAAGGATACGGGCAGACCAGTTGGCTGCGACGAAATCAGTTGCAGGAAATGTCTCTTTAATGATAGAAAAATCGGTTGCAATGAATTAACAAAGCATGGGCAAATGAAGAAGATACACATAACAGTAAAACAGGGAATTGATAACTGTTACCTGGCTCACCAATATGAACATCCCGGATATGAAGATGATAGATGCGCCGGATTACGAACTGGCAATGGTGGAGGAGAGCCCATAGACGAATGCAAAGAATGTGCTCTGTATTATGGAAACAGAGAAATATAGGAGGTGCTGAGAGATGAAATGGTGCAATGTAATGAATATGTGGTGCTCCGACATGGATAAAGATGATTGCGACAACGCAATGTGCGATGGTGATTGCGATGATTGCGAAGAATGTGAGGAGATCAGAAAATGAGACTAATCGATGCAGACGCAGAAATAAAGAAAATTGAGGAAGAAATAAAACGCTCATACAAAGCGATCGACCACTGGAGATCAGGAGGAATGCCTGGCAGCAGTCTATATGACATAGACGAAAAGGTACGAAGAATTGAGAGAAACATAGAAAATTGCAGAATAGAAATCAAAATGCTGAAAAGCTACACTACAGCATACAATCCGGAAGCAATTGTAAAGAAATTGGAAGACAAGATAGAATATGCCGGAAGATTAATGGTAGAAAAACCGGCGGATAAGCTTGATGAAATTGCCAATAATACAGCAGAAGATTACATACAGGCATATATAGAAGCAATCGAATTGGTGAAAGACGGTGGAAACATTGAACAGCCAGGAATATGACCAGATAGAAGAAGCGGCCAATAGACTGCAAAACGAAGCAAGTGTCAAATGCAGCAGAGAGCTTGAAAAAGCTCAGAAGTATAAAGAAGGTTACACACAGGGAGTAGAAGATTTGCTGAGATGCATAAGAAGAGGTGAATGACATGGAGATAAAAGAAAAATTAAAACACTGGTTCATAATGGTAAGCACAAACCGGTGCCTGGGATGCTGCTTGTTCTGCGAGTGGTGGAACATGTGTAAATGGGAAACGGAGGACAGGAGGAAAAAATCATGATACAGAAACACCCAAAAGATTGGCATGAAGTACTTACAAAAGAAACGGAGAGATAAAGAATGAGTTTACAAGAATGGGCAAAAAATGAAGTTGAAATCGCATGCAAAAGAGAAAATCCGGATAGAAAAGAAGGCGAATTTGATTATGGATGCGCTTGCTACGAAAGTGCATTAAAGGCATTTGAGAGCTTATGCGAAGATGGTCACAGTGGTATGAGTATCGGATTCACAAAACAGATTTTGAATAGACTGATCGATGGAAAGCCACTGACTCCGATAGAAGATACAGAGGAAATGTGGAAAAGACCATGGACAGATAAGAAAGGAAAACAATATCAGTGTTCGAGAATGAGTAGCTTGTTTAAAACAGTAACTCCGAATGGAGAAATAAAGTATTCAGACATTAATAGGTGTTACTGTGTTAATCGCAATCATCCTAATTGTGGATACCACAATGGGTTTATCGGAAGTATATATGATGCGATGTATCCGATCACGATGCCATACGCACCGGCGGATAAACCGGACAAAATAGTTTGTGATGAGTTACTCACAGATCCTAAAAATGGAGATTATGATACAAAAGCAATAATTTACATAGAAAAACCGGATGGGAAGAAAGTGAAAATAAACAGATATTTTAAAGAATCCGAAGAATCATTTAAGGAAATATCATGGTTAGAATATCAAATCCGCAGATACAAAGACTGGAGAAGGAGGAAGTGGTTAGGAAATGACGAGGAAAGACATTCTTAAAAAATACGGATTCAGCTGGATGAGCAATGTCAACCTGAAGGAAGAACTTTCAGAACAGGCGGCAGCAGAATTTGAAGATCTGATAAGGACTCTGGCCGAACATAACCGTGGACCGGAACCACCAGAAACAGGCTGGAAGAAACAGATGTACAGCCAATTCATGAAAGGAGCAGGCAGATGACACGAAACACGATCATCGTGATATGGCTAACAGCACTCTTGCATCCTGTGATTTTTCCGTGTGTTTTACACACAGCAAAGGATATAGAAAAATGGTGGGATAAGAAGAGAATACTGTGGCACGTAGAGCAGCTCCGGAAGATAGAAGAAAAATATAAAGAATAGCACCAACCGGGTATTGTATCACACGCAACCGGACGATATAGAATTCCCGCCGGCAGCAGTCGGCGGAGAAAGGAGCGGTGTTGAAAGACGTAAGCACAGAACAGGCGAAGATCATCAAAAAGATGGTCCTCGACAAAAAAACGAATAAAGAAATAGCAGAAACTACCGGATTAAAGTACTGGGAAGTGCGGGATTATATTCAGTATGTCGGGCTGGCAGGAATCAGAGAAGAGATGCTTGGAAGAAAACCGGGAAGACGAAAGAAAGATGGTTACAACAAAGGAAAAGGCGGTCCAAATGCGGACAGACACCTATGCAAGACCTGCGTATATAGAGGAAGACACGACCAGGTAGGAAATTGTAGTTACATAGAAATAGAGGGACATAGCAGGGGAATGCCAGCAGCAGAATGTACCAGATATGCAAAAGGCAGAAAGAGAAGACAGACGCTGTGGTAGTTGTGCGACATCGCACAGAAAGGGGAAGTATGAATCACGAAGGGTACAGAGATCCGACTGCAGAGAAGGCAATTGGGAAAATGAATCAAATGCCATATCATATGCGGAGAGCCTTGAATGATCTGCAAGATATAGCAAGTCTGTTTGGATTCGACATAATGGTCATTCGGGACAGGCGGACGGGGAGGAAGTATAAAGTTGAGAATCAGGCCGATAAATGAAGATAAATACGGAATTAGCAAACATAAATTTTTGGAAGTAAAGTATCACTGTTTACAATATCCGGAATGGAGAAAAGAACTTGCAAATCTGACAGATGCGATAAAAGGAATGCAATATGGTCAGGAAGGAAAAGGAAGTAAGAGCCAGGCGTCATCTACAGAGCGCCTGGCTATAAAACGTTTGGAGCTGGAGGAAAAATGTAAGCGAATCGAACAGACAGCAATCGAAACAGATCCAGAGATATATCAGTGGCTACTGGAGGGAGTAACTACAGAATATGCAACATACAGGTATTTGAGGGATGCGAAAGGGATACCGTGTGGAGATCAGAAATATTATAAAACAAGAAGAAAATTCTACTGGTTATTGTCACAAAAAATATAAAATTCCTAAAACATCACCACTCAGGATACATAAAAGTGTGTTATTATGATATTGTCCGAAAATTGGAAAGGACATACTAACCCTGAAGGTGGCAGCAGATAATGTTGCCACCTTTTTACGTGAAAATAAAAGATAAAACGAGATTATTGAAAGATAAAAATCAAAAAACGAAATGAATGAGGGGTGGTGAGGCGTGGCAAGAGCACCCGATCAGAGGGCTATTGAAGCGAAAGAATTATATGACAAAGGGCTGAAATTAATTGAGATTGCTAAGGAACTGGATGTTCCGGTTGGGACAGTCCGGAGCTGGAAGAACAGACAGTGCTGGGATAATGCAACGTTGCAAAAGAAAAAATGCAACGTTGCGAAAAAAAGAGGCGGTCAGCCGGGGAACAAAAATGCCAAAGGGCATGGCGGGACAGGACCGCCAGGAAACAAGAATGCAGTTAAGACAGGAGAGTTCGAAGCTCTCTTTTTTGATACCCTGAATCCGGAAGAACTGCAGCTGGCCGAGACGATTGGACTCGACAAAGAGCAGCTGCTCCTACAGGAAATACAGCTACTTACGGTTCGTGAATACCGCATGTTGCACCGAATAGAAGCATTGAAAAATGCTGAAACACAGCGAAATGAGGACGAGAAGCCGCCTCCGGGAATGACGGTAGTAAAATACACCGATGGACTGGAAAAAGGAGACTGTACAGAACTAAAAGAATATGCCGGAATACTTGGCCAGATCCAGCAGATAGAAGATGCACTCACGAGGGTACAGGCCAAGAAACAGAAAGCAATCGAAGC